TTTGCTAGTATTAGACAAGAATCTTTACTTTTATGGCTGAAGAGAAAGAGGAAAAAGAAGGCATCGAATGGGGTGAACTCTTTGGTCACGCTATCCGATTTCTTATTTTGACTTGGAGTTTATCAATGATGACTTTGGGGTACATGGGTAAGGTAAGGATTGATGGAGCGTTCACGGCTGGACTCGTAAGTGGGGTGCTAGGTTCGTACGGCATTTCCGTAGGAAACAAGAAAAGTGGCACAAATAACAGTAATAACCCTAAAATAGTAGATAATAGTAAAAACAAAGTAGGAATCAAATGAAAAAACTGTTTGCTTTACTCTTATTCTTACCATCGGCTGCTTTTGCTGATATAAAACAAGAGTTTGTAACATCTGCCCAAATTACTGTAGATATGCCATACGTTGTTACGAATAAGGTAGGAACTACATATTCATTAAGCGGAAATAATATTACACCATCTGTAACTATAGGAGATACAACAACATCAGGAAAAATTGGTGGGATCAATGTTGGATCGTTAACTAATGGCGTTCCAGCGATGATCCAAACAGACACCACAGTAACAAATGCAGGGTCAGCTTTTAGTAAAACAGAATCGGTAATTATGGGTGACGCTACACCATCTACCGTCACCCCTTCCAGTGGTATAGCAGCTTTGCCAGTATTAAGTGGACAAACTACTGTTGGATCAGGCGGTACTGCTGGATCGCTTGCATTAACTTCACTATCTAGCGGAGTTCATACCTGTACTGCTGGTGGATCAGGTACAAGTTGCATAGGATCTACTAAAGTTACTATTACGATTGACTAGACTTTACTGGTTAGTTTTACTATTATTACCTATAAGAACCCTTGCTGTGCCTGTCGTTCCACAATTTCGTTCGGGTACGAGCCAAACTTCAAGCACTTCTGAATCAGTAATAAATGAAACCATCACGAGTCATCAATATCGGACAGGATATTCCTATTCTGCGTCAGGGCATAATATTGAAAGTTCCGATCTCAATGGATATATCAATCCTACAGCTACCACTCTTACAGAACAGACAGTTGGAGGAGTAAATTTTAGTTGGACTTCGCCAAACTTAGATGCTGTACCAAGATGGAAAATAACAAATGGTGGAGCAGCCTTTTCGCTCCAAGAAACCTTAATTACTCCAGGATTAGACACAGTAACCACGATAACAAGAACAATAAATTCAAGTACAACAACAGAAACTACAACTACATTTGGGCAATAGCTTTAATCCTTTGCCCTGCAAGGGTTTTGGCTAATACAACAGTTGCAAGTCCTAGCTCAAACGCTCAAGGTGTTGTAAATAATAATGCAACGATGATAACTCCATCAGCTATGCCTTCTTTCAAAATGAGTCAAGGTATTGTCTGTGCTTCTCCTAGTCTTACAATTACTCCTTATGTAACAGATGCTCATACATTTTCATTACCTCGAGAAACTGTTACCAGACAAAATATTTATGATGAAACTACTGGAGCGATAAAATATGTGCAAGAAACTCCTAGATTTGAAAAGGAAAATTTTAACTTTAATTATGGAATTTCTGCCCAAATAAATATTCCATTGGGAAAGTCACCAGCCCTTTGCCATGAAGCGACCCAAGTAAATATACAAGCTCAAAAATTATTGATAAAGAAAACTAAAATGGAGATTAGCCTTTATCGTTTAGAGATGTGTGCAAAACAGGCAAAACTAGGTGTAACCTTCAAACCTAATACTCCTAGTGCTATTACCTGTGAAGATATTGTTGTCAACATTCCACCAAACCAAGTTATCCCACATACTCACAAAATTAAGAGCAACTGACGCTCCAACAGAGCAGTGACCGATTTAACGGTTTGATAATGGGTCTGGTTGCTAAAGACAAGCTACGGGTGTTCACTTGTCTGCTCAAACAAAGAAAAACAATTCTTCGCCTCATCTTTCTGCCGATAATTAATCTCCGACAATAATTATCAGAAGGTAGAGTTTAAGACTATTACCCGATCAAGTCGGAGGACTAGCCACTAAGAATTGAAATTCTTATGTTTAGTACAAGGGATAATAGAAAGGCAGTGATTCGTGGCAGACGAAGTGCTTCCAAATATGCCGTACTCTCCTTGTATTAATTATTTTACATCTTTTTTCTTCTTGGTCAACTTTGTTACGACCTGTTTAACTATTGGCCGTACAAGCTGAAGTACCAATGGTGCAGAAGCACCAACCAAAGCAAGGCTAAAAACCCCAACAAACTGTGGAGCAG